ACCATATGAAGTCTACAATTGCAGATGCTCACAACGAGCCTGGTTTCCGGAGCTGGACGGCAGATACAATCGATTGACCTATGAGCAATGGTTCAATCAAAAGGTCGAGGAGATGGGTGTGGAAGGTACTGAGGCGGAGTTCCGAAGATACGGCAACACCAAGCACTACACAACTCAAAAAGCAGACACATCTGCCCAGGCACCGGAGAAAGAGACAGCAGAGTTTATTGCATCCGAACCCACGGATGACTAACTGTCGGCAATTGATTACTATGTCAGCGGAGATGGTATGTATATCAACAATTATCTTCGAGGCAGGAATCTTGAAGAAATGGGCGAGATGCAAGAATCCGACAGAGAACTCATCAAAGACCTGGATGGAGCAACAAACAGAACCCAGGACAACGATGTTCTGTATCGCTCAGTCGATGCGACTGCGGTATTCGGAAATATGTCACAGAGCGATTATGAGAACCTATACAATCATCTCAAATATGGCGATGCTCCATCTCCAAGAGTGAAAGCAATGTTGGAGCAGGCAAACGGCAAAACAGTCACGGATGCCGGATATATGAGTACAAAGCACCAGGCAACACCGAACTCCGAAAGGGAGATGTGTTCAGAGGTGCGAACGGAGTGCGAGTGAGATATGTCGGCACAATGAAGAAAAGAGTTCTCCTGGTGGATTTAAATACTGGGAAAGGACTCAGCTATGGGATTGAGGCATTCAAACATCTCAATCTCGAGAAAGAAACGAGACGATGAACATTGATTTCGAGTTGATTATGAACATCGACCCAGGAGCGGAACTGAAGGCGGCTATCGAGGAGTCATTGATGAAAATCGGAGAGAGAGGCGCAGAGAAAGCAGATGCGAATGCTCCAATCGATACCGGACTCCTCCACAACTCGATAACCTATGCCCTTGGAGGTAAACCTCCAGCAAAGCAAGGATATTCAGCCGATTCCGGAGGCAAAACCGGAACTTACTCCGGCACTCACGGAGGAACAGACGAAGAAGTTTATATCGGCACGAATGTAAAATATGCCCCATATGTCGAATTCGGTCACGGAGTCCGAGCCGAGTCAGGAATGGGAGGAAATCCGAAAATCGGAGGTGTTCCGGCAAATCCGTTTCTCCGGTCTGCATTGGAAGGAAGTAGCAAAGATTTTGAAGTGTTAGCTGCAACGGCATTTCAAAGGCATTTTGGAAAATAGCAAGCAGAGGTCGGCAAAAACGGATGCTGACCTCTGTTTTTGCGCTTATTTTCAACGATTTGAGCATAAAAATGGCATATGTGTACCCACAACCATTGCTATAATGCTGATATATAAAGGCAAGCAAGCCAAAAAATAAAGTGCTATTGGTCAAGCAAGACCACCTATGCAAAGGAGAAAAAATGGCAAAGCGCAAAGACATCGAAGCAATTCTTGAAGACGAAAACCTCGACATCAAAGCCAAGGTTACGAAGCTTTTAGATTTGCAACATGAGGACATCGATGCGATAAGGGATGAGAGAGACACGCTCATTGCAGATCTGGAACTCGCAAACAAGAATCTCACAGCTGCGAACACAGCTAAAGAGAAGGCAGAAAATGACCTCACAACATTCCGGACGGATATAGCCAACAAGGAAACGAGAAACGCAAAGGAAACCGCTCTTCGTGGAGTCCTTAAAAGCCTGGGGATGACCGATAAGCGCATCGGCACCGTTGTAAAGGCAACCTCTCTCGATTCTATTGAACTCGATGAAAACGGCACGATTAAAGGCGCAGATGAATTCACCGAGAGCATAAAATCCGAATGGAGCGAATTTATACCAACCGAAGAAACCCACGGAGCAGATGTTGAAAATCCTCCGAAAGGGAATCCCGGAGCGGTTACGAAGGAACAGTTCAAAAAGATGGGATATACGGCTCGTTTGGAACTGTATAATTCGCAACCGGAACTCTACAATGAACTAAATAAGGAGTAAAAAATTATGGCAGCAACTAATCTTGCAAACCTCATTAACCCCCAGGTTATGGCAGACATCATCTCTGCAAAAATCGGAAACGCAATCGTTGTTTCTCCCTTTGCCAAGGTAGACAACACACTTGCCGGACAGCCTGGCAGCACCATTTCCGTTCCCCAGTACGATTTCATAGGCGAAGCATCCGATGTTTCCGAAGGTGGGGATGTCGGTGACCAGGTTCTTTCTGCTTCTGCCGTTACCTATACCGTAAAGAAGGCAGCAAAGGGAATTACCCTTACTGATGAAGCTGTTCTTTCCGGTTACGGCAATCCGGTAGGCGAAGCCAACAACCAGCTTGGTAAATCCATTGCATCCAAAATCGATGCAGATTGCATTGATGCTCTTTATGGCGCAAGCAACGCAACCGATGGTTCTGCATCCGGCATTTCCTACAACGGCATCGTAGAAGCAATCGACCTCTTTGTTGAAGAACTCAATACCCAGAAGGTTATGTTTGTTCATCCTCATCAGGTAACCGCTCTGCGCAAGGACAACAACTTTATCAGCGCAGACAAGTACAACAACAATGTCATCATGAACGGTGAAATCGGTCGCATTGCAAATGCTGCAATCGTTCCTTCTCGCAGAGTTAAGTCCTTCACCACCACCGAAGGTGTTTACATCAAGGTTGCAAGTGGCACAAATGGCGCAAAGCAGGTTGTCACCACCGGAACTGGCGCAAGTGGCGCAGCTGCTTCTGGCGAAGTTCTTTTGGCAACTGTTAAGGCAGCTGCCGTTCATCCCAAGGATGTTGTTGGTGACGGCACTTACTATGTCAAAAAACTTGGCGCAACTGCTTATGTTTGCCCCATAGTCAAGATTGAAGCTGACGAGCGCACCGAGGACGAAGTTCCTGCAATCACCATCTACACCAAGAGAGATGTTAATGTCGAGTCCGAGAGAGATACCCACCACAAGACCACCTACATCAGCGCAGATAAGCACTATGTTGCTGCTCTGACCAACGCAAGCAAAGTTGTTCTCGCAACTTTCGGTGCATAATTACAGAGGCAACATCTTAAAGAAAGGGGAGCAATCCAATGATAAATGAAATCTGTGGCTCGATTCATAACTACTTTGAACGAGATTTCCACAACGGAACATTCCAGATCTCATCAGGCGAGATTGCTCTGCCCTTTCTGAAAAATGGACAGTATTTCCGGATTGTAGGCTCTGTTTTTAATGACGGAGTTCATCAATACGGAAATGCTGTTCTCCAAGATGAAACCTTTGAAGGCATAATTGTTTCAATGAATATTCCTCAAGATTTCCTCAATCTTGTTGCTGAAATCGAGGAATGGCAGAGCAAATTTGGAACAGCTGACGGAGTGTTCCAAAGCGAATCCTTCGGAGGCTATTCCTATCAAAAAGCAATTAATGCTAATGGCTCATCTAAAACTTGGAAAGATGCCTTCAGAGGCAGATTGAGCCAATGGAGGAAACTATAAGATGAGCCTTTTGGACGAATTCAGAGAGCTGTTTGTCATAATGGAGCGCACAAGAGTTTCGGACGGAGAAGGTGGTTTCACAACCACCTGGGCAGAAGGCGCTGAAATTATGGTTGCGATGAAATTTGACCGTTCAATTCAGTCGATAATAGCACAGAGTGAAGGTGTTACATCTGTATTCACATTCCTTTTGCCGATTGATGCAAGCATAGAATATCACGATGTTTTAAAACGAAAATCGGATGGTCAATGTTTCAGAATCACCTCTAAATCCGGTGACAGTAAAACCCCAGGGAGTTCTTCCCTTAATCTATGCGCTGTAACGGCAGAGGAGTGGAATTTGACAACATGACAGCTGAAAAAGTTTTAAATCAATTTTTCTCAAGTTTTGATTTGCAAGCATATCCGGCAACTGATGCTTCGGAAAAAGAATTACCCTTTCTCACATACGAAACACCACAATCCTTCTTCGAGGATGGCACCGTTTCTTGTGCGGTCAATCTGTGGTATAAAACGGACTCTGAATCCGTTCCAAACGCAAAGGCGAGAGAGATTGCCAATAGAGTCGGCAGAGGAGGAATTGTCCTCCCCATTGACGGAGGTTATCTTTGGATTAGACGAGGCACTCCGTTCTCACAGCCTTTGTTCGATGATACCGATAAATCAATCAAACGCAGATACATTCTTTTAATTTTGGAATATTTACGATAAGGAGTGGTTAAATGGCAACGTTTACTATTATTCCTCAAAACACTTTTGAAACACTCCAGCTCGATGCCGGAGTAATTCTGAATACTTTCAACCCTGCCTCTCCGGCTGCGCCTGACGATTCGGCAATCGTTTGTCCTACCACCGGAGGAATTGCCATTACCTGCGTTCCCACCTATAGTGATATGGGCGCAGATGTTGATAATTGCCCTTCCAATATGCTCGAACTGCGTAAGCTTGAATCCTGGGAATGCACAATGTCGTTCACCTCTTTAAGAGTGGATTCAACCGCTATTGCTCTCGCCCTTGGCGCAGCTGCTGTCGATAGTGCGACCGGAAAGGTCACTCCTCGCAGAGATCTGGACTACGATAACGATTTCAAAGATATTTGGTGGGTTGGTGACCTTGCTGACGGAGGTATGGTTGCGGTTAAGCTGAAGAACGCACTTGCAACCGGAGGACTCAACCTCAAGACCACCAAGAACGGCAAAGGGCAGCTTGGCATCGAACTGACTGGTCATGTTTCAATTGAGAGTCAGCAGACTATGCCTATGGAGTTCTACTACAAAGCCGGAACTTGATTTTTGAAAATAACTGAATAGAAGAAAGGAACAAGGATGAAGAAATTATCCGATTTTAAGGATGAAGAAGCAATTCGCATCACAAGCAAGCTGATGTCACCAATCGTTCTAATTGTTGCTGATAAAGAGATGCAGAAATTCAAAGGGAATCTTTTCTCTTTCGGAACTGCACTCCTGGAAAAGCATCCGGACGAGGTAAAAACACTCCTTGCAATCCTTAATGATACCGACCTTGATGATTATCATTTCAATGCGAAAGAAGTTTTTGAAGGTGTAATCTTAATGCTGAACGATGAAGATTTGCTTTCGCTTTTCGGCTTGCAGATGCAGACCTCGACCTCTTCTGCATCTGCATCTGTGAGTTCCGAGGTCAAGGGATAAAAGCATTAGTGCGATATGTTGAAGCAAGGTTGCGACAAGAAGACCGAGCAAATGCATATCGCATTTATGTTACAGATGCGCTGAAAGTACTGACCGAGAATTCAGCTGGAATGGTTTCTCACGGAAAGGCAATGTCGATGCGATTCATTGATATCTTCAATCCACCGGAAGAACGCACCGGAGAAGATATAATCGAAATGATGAAAAATAAATTACGAAAGGCAGGTGGTGAGTAATGTCTGAAGTATTCGAGATAGAAGGTAAGGTCAAATTAGATACTGACGGATTTAAATCCGGATTATCGGAAATTGAACAGCAAACAGAAAAATCCGGTCAGCAAATGTCTGCCGGAACCGTTGCCCTGGGCAATGCCGTTTACGATGTTTCAAAAAAGGTTGTTTCTGGAATTGTCAACATCGGCAAATCTGCGATTGAATACAACGCACAGATGGAGAACTATACGGCTCGACTCACCACAGCTTTAGGAAGTCAAAAAGAGGCTGTGCAAGCCATTGCAGACATCAAAGCCGATGCAGCTGCATCTGTTTTTGATACTACAGGACTTGTAGAGGCTAATGCTCTGCTGATGTCTGCCGGAGTCAAGGCAAATGAGTCCAGAGCGGCTATAAATGCGCTTGGTGTGGCTGTTGCAGCGAGTGGAGGAGGAAACGATGTCCTCGCTCGAATGGCGAACAATCTGCTCCAGGTTAAGAATGTCGGCAAAGCAACCACAATGGACATCCGTCAGTTCGCTATGGCAGGAATCGATATATACGGATTACTGTCCGATTATACTGGAAAATCCGTAAAGGAAGTCCAGGAACTCGATGTCACTTATGAAATGCTGTCCGGAGCATTGCAGAAAGCAACCGAAGAAGGTGGAAAATTCTATGGCGCAATGGATGCGCAGATGTCAACCTTCAACGGACAAATGTCGATGCTAAAGAGCAATGTGGACGAAAAACTTGGAGGAGCATTTGAAGGACTCACAAATGTCCTTTCTCAAGTTGTTCTGCCCGACCTCAATGCGTGGGTTTCAAGCATCGATTCAGCTGACATTCCTCGCAAACTGACCGAAATCACAGTTGCATTCACGGCTTTGACTATGGGCGCAAACTGGGATGCAATGGTTGCCGGAATAGCCAAAGTCGGAGCATCACTCACCACATTGCTTGCGAATCCGGCATTCCTTGCTGCTGCTGCCATTGCCGGAATAACTGTTGCGACCATCGAAGGGATTAATGCCTTCAACGATTACACCGATTCTTTGGCAGAAACAGACGGCACTCTTGAAGGAATGACCTCGCAGTTGAATTCTCTCAAGGCAAGACAGCTTGAACTTGAAGAGATAATGAAAGACCCAGCAGCGACCGAGTTCTATCAAAGCGAATATGATTCTTGCCGAATTGCGATATCAAATTTAGAGCAACAGATTGCAGATTTCGACTCGACTCCGGTTGTAGATAATGCGCAAACATCTGCCGACGCTTTGTCCGGAATAATGTCAACCTTTGAAGAAGGCATGACTCAACTGATGGCAGATTACAATGCTGCATATGAGAACACATTGAAATCTGTTTCCGGTTGGTTTGATGTCTTTGAACAAGTCAAAGAAACTGTTCCGGCTTCGCTTTCCGAGATGCAGAGCGCATTGCAGAGCCAAATTGATTTCAACAACACCTATTCTCAAAATCTGCAAGCCTTGAAGGAGTATGGTCTTGGAGATTTAGCAACCGCATTCCAGGAGATGGGTGACGAAGGCGCACAATTCGCAGCTGCGATGGCAGAGGCTTTGACCACCGGAAACGAGGCTCAAGTCGAAACCATCAAACAGTTGTACGAAGATGTTCAAGCCTCAAAAGAGAACATATCCTCAACATTAACCGACATTACCGGAGAATATGAAGCATCATATAACGAGTTAATAGAGCAGACAAGAACTGCAATCAATGACCTCGACCTTGGAGATGAAGCAACGGCAGCTGCCCACGCAACGATGATGGCATATGCCGAAGGCATCTTGAGTGGTGGAGATGTGGCAGCAAGCAATGCGCATTCTGTCGGTTGGAGCATCGCATCCGGAGTGCAAGCCGGAATTAATTCGTACGGTGCCGTCACGATTACCGTTAACACAAAGAGAGGTGGAGGAGATGGAGGCGCAGATGGTTATCCGGCATCCGGCTTGGAATATGTTCCATACAACCAATTCAGCGCAACACTCCATAAAGGCGAAGCTGTCCTAACAAAAGAAGAAGCAGATGTGTGGAGAGCCGGACAGAGTCAAGGTGGTGGAGGAGTTGTTATCAATCAAAACATACAATCTGTCGCACTTACTCCGGTTGAGCTGGCAGCTGCAACAGAAGCATACTTTCAGCAAGCGAGGTGGGCATTCGTATGAGTTTGAATAACCTTTCAAAGTTGTTTCGCTTCGTAAACGAGAATGGTGATTCGTTGCAGTTTACTTTCGACAAAGGCTATTTGATTTCAAAGCCGATTGGCATAGATACAGTAACGATTTCTCATAACCAGGCTCAAGGCATTAACCAAGTCGGTGCAACAATTCAGAGCCGAAACATTCAGCCGAGAGTTGTCAATGTGACCGGAGTAATCTGCGGTAATGACCAAGATGCCCGAAAAGACCGATTGCTATCAATTATCCGACCAGATCTGAAAGCGAAACTGTATGCTGACGATTACTATCTCGATGTTTATCCCACATCAACTCCGACAGTTGGAGCAGATAAATATCTCGCAACATTCTCGTTCTCGCTGATTGCCCCATATCCATATTGGCAACACGATGAAAACGCAAGCATTGTCCTCCTGGGTATGACCAATAAGTTTCGGCTGTGGGATAGAAACGAGGCGCATCGCACTCCATCCGGAACATATGGCTGTTGGAACATTTCCGGAGCATATAGCTTTGGCGAAGCGCAGAGCAATCTGTTTATCAATGTCAAAAACGATGGTCAACTTCCGGTACCGTTTACTGCAAAAATCAAAGCTGCCGGAGCGGTTACAAATCCGACAATCACAAATGCTGTCAACAACAAATTCATCAAGTTGAATCATACGATGGAGGCTGGCGAGGTTGTTACACTTGAACTGACTCACTCAAAGTCCTATGTCAATTCGTCCGCTCACGGAGATATCCGAGGAGCATTGAGCCTCTCATCGACTCTGTTTCGGTTAGATGTTGGAGATAACATTCTCAAACCTTCAGCCGACCTTGGTGGTTCATCAATGACGATTGCGATTGATTACGCAACCGAGATTGTGGGTATAGCATTATGAGCCTGGAAATCTACAAAGCCGATTTCAGTAATCGATATGAGATTACTCACGCAATCAGCATTCAAATGATTTGGAATTACAACGATATCGGCAAATTCTCGCTTGTAATTCCTTCTGACGATTACAACATCAACGCAATCGAAGTCAACGGAATCGTCTATGATACCGAAACCGGGGAAACATTCATAATCGAGCAAGTCAAATACGATTCACCGAACAACCGCATCACAGCATACGGATACTCCTCAAATTGGATGCTCAACAAAAGAGTAATAACCAACCACACCGAGATTTCCGATGCTAATCCGGTTGAATCAATCGTAAAATCATTGGTCGATGACAATTTGAGAGGTCTGCCGAGAATATCGACAGCACCTCTCTCCGGCTTAACTGATACAATTACGATTGAGGACGAAGAAGAGATTGACCCATTCTCGAAGCCGTTGATGGATAAATGCGTTTCGCTCCTGGATATGGCAGAATTAGGACATCGTCTTGTTTGGAATCCGGAAACAAATCAGTTCAAGTTCAAAATCTACAAGGGCAACGATTTGACATCAGGCATTCATGCAGTTGTGTTTAGCGAGGAGCAAGGCACAGCATCAAACCTAACGATAACCGATGATAATTCCTCGTTTAAGAATGTTTGTTATTGTTCGATAAAGTACCGAAACGATTCCGAAGATGTCATTGAATACGGAACTGCAACAGCCGGAAACCGCTACGAGTATTTCTTGAACAACACTCAAAACCAAACCAATGACGAAACGGATGCGCAGTTCGTTGCGAGAGTCAAAGGTCAATGCGCAGCTGAACTCGCCAGGAGATTGAGAAGGACAACTTTCGTTGTATCAATCGATGCCGAAGACCTTGGTTCTGCGTTCAATCTTGGTGATAAAGTTTCGGTTGTTTCGGTGAAGTATGGAGTTACATTCAATGCGAGGATAACCGGAGTCAAATATACCCTTGATGCGAGAGGTACAACAACCTCACTAATTTTAGGAGAGCCTGAATTAACGGCTCTAAAGGAGTTACAGTTAAATGGCTGATATATTTTCTTTCCCAAACAACCAAAGCACATATGTCGGTGCTGAATATGTGATGAGATGGTTGCACGGCAGGACATCCGGAGTATTCGGAGGCAACGGAAATGCCACAGTTTCTGCGGTTGTAGACAATATGAAAGTTTCCGTTGCGCCTGGTAGCGGTTGGTTGACGAACGCAGCTGGAAACGGCATTACTTGGTGGTCGGAAGAAGCAGTTGTTCTTGATGTAGATTTGGCAGACGGCACTCTCGACAGAATCGACCGAGTAATAGTCGAATGGGAAACCACAAACTATGTTGACCTTCCAGAAATCAAAATCCTCAAAGGCACAGCATCATCCGAGCCTTCTGCTCCGGCTTTAACCAACAACAGCACTTTGCGCCAGATCTCACTTGCAAGAATTGCTGTTACTCACGGAATAACCGCTCTTTCGCAAATGAACATCACCGATGAAAGATACGATTCTTCGGTTTGCGGTATTGTAACCGAATCCGTTTCTGTGGATACCGGAGATATGCAGACAAAATACGAAGCAGCACTTGCCGAGATGCGTTCTGCAATAGAAGAGGCTTGGAGTGGAGAAATTCCAACTGGGTCTGTTTCGATGACATACACAGCAACGATTCCGGCATCCGGTTGGAGCGGTTCAGAGCCTTCCGTTTGTGAGGTTGCTGTCAGCGGTTTATTAGCTAATGACCGACCGATTGTTGACCTTGTTGCTTCAAGCACCTACGCAACAGCCGATGCTCAAATCGAAGGTTACGGTGCAATCTATAAAGCCGTTGCAAGCGCAAATAAGTTGACAGTTTATGCAACCGATACTCCGGAAGTTAACCTTCCGATTCAGATTAAGGTGGTGCGCAAATGAGTGATGCTTTAATCGTTCGCAGAGGTGGAGGAGGAGGCAGATATTCTCTGCTAACTGTAACCACCGAAGAAGCAACCTTACAAACCGCATCTGTTACGATAACCGGAACTGACTCCTCAAGTGGAAAAACCGATACTCAAACCAAAAGCATGGTTGGTGGTTCATCCAAATTCAAATTGAAATTCTTGACCACATACACAATAACTTGTGGCACAGTAGAGAAAACAATTGATATCCCGTATTATGCCGATTATTCTGCAACCATCGCACTTTGGGAAGGTGAATTGTACATTCGTGGCAACGAATACACAGATGTAACTGGCGGCTGGACAAAACAGCAATTTATGCATGGGCAGGTTTATGTCAGCGGTGTGCCGACTCTGAACAAGGCATCCGACCATCTTGGACTCAATTTGGGATCAGGTAACACATGTGGCGGTATTTATACTATCAATGGCATTGATATGACAGATTTCAGTAGCTTAAAGGTTGTTGCGAAAACTGGAAAATCGTCAAGTAAAAAAATCTGGATAGGTTTAAAAAATGCTGTACCATCATTTAACGAAAACATAACCAATGCAACAAATTTCCCGACAATGGGTGCAACTTTGCCTACAACCGAAACCACATTCACAGTTGACATCAGCGGTAAAAACGGATTGTGGTATCCAATGATAGCAACCTATGCAGGTGATACAAACATTGAAGACTTGATTGTGTACGAAGTCTATATGGAGTGATAGCTATGTCAAAAATATTAATCAATATCAACGAAAACCTTGTTGAACAGATTGTTCAGCAGAAAACAGAGGAACTACAGAATCAGTTAGTTAAAGCGCAGGAAGATTTAGAAAACGCAAACGCACAACTTACCGATACACAGATGGCACTTTGCGATGTTTACGAACTAATCGCAGAGATGACGATTTAAGGAGGAGCAAAATGGCAAAAATCTATGCAGACCTCATCCGGAAAGGAAAGAAAACCATCGATGATGTTCCAGAAAGATTGAGAGCAGAAGTGCAAAGAATACTCGATGAAAATCCTTAAAATTCGGTCGGCACTCATTCTTGTAGTGGAGGTTCTGCTCCGGATTATGTTGTTTTCTCGAAAAGCATTGAATTCGCCACGAAAAAAACCTCCGGAAGTAATTCGCTCGTTACACAGCAAGAGCTGGTCGATGCCGGAATTATTCCTAACACAAGCACAAGCCTGGCTAATGCGTGGAATAATTTCCGAATAATGATGACAATGACGAGTGGAACTCACTCAACGAAGCAAGTTATCAACTCGTTCTGCACATCCACGAAAATTCCGTATAGTGCTACAACGAATTACCAGAAGCAAACGATGTATCACAACACATCGACCACAGCTATCAGCACAGCCAACAATGCGAACGCACCGACAACAAGCACAACCGGACATCTGTATATCAGCACGAACGGAATAACAATGACAGCATCATCCACATATGGTCTTGGAGTCGGCACTTATTTCATTATGATTGCGGTATGGGGGAAAAAGTAATAATGCCGACCGGAAATGAATCGTTAGAAGAAAGCCTCGAAAGGCAAGGAATAAACTGATGAGCAAAGTTTTTATATACAAGAAATTGATAAGCCTTGGCTGTTCCGTTTCCGGTGCTTGCGCCATAATGGGAAATCTCCAGGCAGAATCTGCGCTTCAATCCAACAATGTTGAGGACAGATGCCATCTGCCGGACGAAACCTATACCGAGCAAGTCGATAACGGAACATACACCGATTTCACCACCGATGCCTATGGTTACGGTTTAGCGCAATGGACTTATTACGCAAGAAAGCAGAATCTGCTGAATTTCGCAAAGAGCAAGGGAGTTTCGATTTCCGATGAAGGGATGCAATGCGAGTTCCTCATCAATGAATTGAAATCCGATTATCCGAATTTATGGCTTGCGATATCAGGGCAGACGGATGCGACAATGTATGCGCTGACCGACAGAATCTGCCGAGAATTTGAAAGACCAGCTGTGAACAATGTTTCCCAGCGAATGAGTTTTGCAGCGAGATTCTATAGCGAATTCGGACAGCTGAAGCTTGATGAGATTGTACTTGAGCCGGAAACGAAGGAAGAGGTTGCAAAAATCAGCCTTACTAAATTTGAATCCTACAACCTCCAGGCAATGCTTGCACAGCACGATTTTCTCAAAGTGAAGGAAATCGATGGCATTGTCGGCAGCAAGACGATTTCTGCGCTCGAAAAATTCTGCAACAGCCTAAAGGAGTCAATCAAGACATGACAAACGAAAATCTTGTTGCAATACTCCTCGCTTGGCTCAAGGCTAATCCGAGCATCACCATCCTGAGTGCGATTACATTAATTCAAATAACACCCATAAAAATCAATCCTTGGAGCTGGATTGCGAAGACAGTTCGCAAGGCACTCATAGGCAACCTTGAAGCTAAAATAGACAACCTTTCTGCCGATGTGCTTGCAGAGAAAGTAGCATCAAAGCGGTGGCTCGTCTTGGATTTTGCAAACAGCTGCCGACAAGACCGCAAGCACACACATGAAGAATGGAAACATTGCCTTGACGAATTGGCTTGGTATGAAACCTATTGCCAAACGCACAAAATCAATAACGGAGTTATGACCGAATGCGACAAATATCTCCGGACTGAATATCAAAAGCACCTACAAAAAAATGACTTTTTATAAAGGAGAAAAACTATGAAACTTTCCGACAAAGCATACGACATCCTCAAGTGGCTCGTCCTGATTGTTGTTCCGGCACTCACGACCTTCTATTGCGTTATCGATTCCCTTTTCGGCTTCGGTTTCGGTGATGTGGTTGCGAAGATTTCAACTGCATTCTGCGCTTGTGTTGGCTCAATCGTCGGAATCAGCACAGCCGAATATAACAAAGATAAATAAATGGCGCACCAAGTCATTTGGACAAAAATCGTTCTCGAAACATTCATCGAAGAGGCAAATCTCACAGATCTGGAAGAAATGGTAATGCGAACTCGCTGCGCTGGTTGGTCCAGGACAAAGCAATGCAACGAATTCCATCTTTCTGAAAGTGCGCTTGACCGAACAATTTCAAGGCTAAAGAAAAAGTACGATGCTGCACAGAAAACAAGCTTGATTCTGCCTCCGAGAAAGTTTTCAGCAGAAGAATTATATATGGACAATAACTGACAGTTTTCCGATAAAAAGGCGAAGGTAATCCGAAAGGATTGTCTTCGCCTTTTTTGTTATTATTCAGTTGCAAAAGGAGGAGAAAATCAATGTCTATGTTCAATCAATGGCAACCACCACAGCCACAGATGTGGAATTATCCACAGATGCCACAGCAACAGCAACCTCAACAGCCACAAAGTAATCTCGATTGGATAATGGTTTCGTCCGTTGACCAAATCGACAAGGTCACAGTTCAGCCAGGGCAAAAAGCATGGATAATGGTTCAGAACGATGCTGTTTTTGCGCTCCGGACGGCAGACCAAGTCGGAATCGTAAACACAGATTACTATCGATTCGAGAAATGGAGTCCGACAGCCAATACGGTACCGACAGCTGATTTTGTCACAAGACCGCAGATGGAAGAGGCTATTCAGAGTGCAATCAATAAGCTAATTAAGGAGGCGAAAGCAAATAAATCCTCTAATGGCTAAAATCTCACAGAATTCACCCTTAAACGGAATGCTTCAGCTTAAAGAGATGATATCTGCCATACGAAGCAAAGATGCGAATTTAGTGGCTTTAAATATGCTTAAAACGAATCCACAGTTTCGCTCGTTCTATGAGCAGAATAAGGACTTATCTGTTGAGCAGATAGCAAGCAAATATAACATCGACCTTAATATGGTCAGAGATTTGTTGAAATAATGAATGTGCGCAGTTCATTATATATAAATTCTAAAAGGAGTTAAAAATGTCAATGTCCGAGTATTCCCTTTCAGACCTCGCAGCTGCAACCTCCACCGGAGGTGGCATCTTCGGAGGTGGCTCAAGTGGAGCTGGAGTCCTTATCATTCTGTTCCTCATCATCGCAATGATGGGTGGTGGATTCGGAGGCTTCGGTAACCGCTCCGATTGCGCTACCAAAGAGGATGTTGTCTATACATCTGCGTTCAATCAGCTTCAGAGTGAAAACAGCAACATCATCAACGAGATTCAGAAAACCGCATACAACACCGTCACATCTTTAAAGGATGGACAGTATAACAACCTTTCTGAAATTAGAGATGTGCAAGCCGGAGTTTCTGCCGGATTCGCCAATCTTCAGAACTGTTGCTGTGAAACACTCCGAGCCATTGACGGAGTCAACTATAACGGTGCCATCAACACCGCATCCATCAATGCGAATACAACTGCACAGATTCAGAAGGTTCTTGATGTTATTTCCGGCAACCGCATCGCAGACCTTCAGAGTCAGGTCAATCAGCTTCAGTTGCAGAGCGCAATGTGCGGTGTTGTGAGATATCCCACAGCGAGTGCCTATTATGCACCGAATCCGTTCTGCTCATGCGGTGGCAGCAACTTTTGATTGCTCCGGAAAGGAGAAATTATGAGTTGCAAAGCATTGCTTAACACAGTTTTAAATACTCCGACCGCAGTTTCTGCGAACGGCACAATTCCGGTCGGCACAGCTGCTCACGGCTTCGGTGACAGCATCAGCATCAATGGTAATGGAATCTCTCTGCGTGGGAGTGGTTATTTTGTGGTGACATATGATATCACAGCCTCTCCCACAGCCGTTGGAGATTTCCAGATCTCTGCTCTTCTCGATGGCGCATCCATCCCAGGCGCAATTGCGATTTCACCATCGGTCGCAGCCGGAGATTCTGTAACATTACCGATTCAGTTCGTCATTTACAAACCTTGCGCTTGTTCCGGAATTAAGACAATTACATTCGTTTCCAACTCGAACATTACTGTTCAGAGCGCAAGCGCAATCGTTAGAAAGGCTTAAATTATGAGTTCTGTTCAAATGATGTTAAATGTCCTCATGGACGGAATTCGTGATGCTGGAATGATGCTCGATTATGCCGAAGAAGCATATAATGCCGACCGAGTCGAATGTGGCAATTGGTTCAAGACCCACGCAAGAAAAAGAATCGATGCCCTGGACTCCGATTTCGATTATGTTTCAGAGCAGATTGGTCTTGAAGAAAAAGCGAAAGCCGGAGATGAGATTGCGCTTTCTTTGCGCAACCACATTTCCGGACAGTTGGACGATTTGCAGAGGAGATTTGCCTCTCTTTAAATGGTTAATTTGGAAGATGTCGAAAACGAAATAATTCAGCTGGAATCAAAAGATACATCATACGCAGTTATCGAGCGGTTGTCTTGGCTTTACATTTGCCGAGACCATTTGCGAGGAGTTCCACAGAATGATATCAAAAGCCTGGAGAGATACGGCAGTTCTCCGTTCTTGATTGCAGTTGCCGATTGCCCATCCTCCGGATTGTTCTCCATCCTTGACGAGCATATGAACTGCATCCGAGAGATTTATCCGAAAGAGTATAATGTCATCGTTCAAAAGATAACTGCGCTAAAAGCGAATTAATCGTTCATTGCGTTTTATTTGTTTTGTATTATAATAGAAGTGCGATGGGTTCTATCTTATCTCCTTAAGAGAATGCGCCTCCAGATCATTCATTCTTCCTAATTAATTGGGCAAGCGAGGATTCCGTCCTCGCTTGTTCCCATTTATAGATTCCCTTTAATTCAGCACCTACCATTCTAATGGTTAGCGCCAAGTTAAAGGAATGGTTCAAACCTCGAAATTCCACATTATTTTTATCTCATCGTTTGTCAATGTAATTGAGTGTATCAGCTGATGCACCGTGCTATATAATTTCATCTTGTCCGAGCCGACCGAGTCTATTAAATCGGAGAAATTTCGCAGCTGCAATGCGATTTCCTTCCGGTTTAATGCTCCGGTCGGTTTTTTAATTTCTTCGAGTTGCTGATACAAGTTTTCCTTTTCTGCCTTTAGTTTTTCGATTTTCTTCGAGATTGTCGAGGCATCTATAGTGCCGAGAGAATACAAATCGATTATTCGGTTTATCTGCTCTTCAATCTGCTCAAGCCTGGAGTTGATTGCTCTTTGATTTTCAAGCATTGAATTAATCGCAGATTCGTTTGCTCTCTCGTCAATGAGCGCATTATCTAATGTTAACTTTCGCAGTTCTCCGAGTACGATATCGTTCAATTCTTCTGCCTTCCAGCTGCGATTATTGCAAGGCTCTGCGTTATAATGGTGGTTCTTCAAGATTCTCCCATAGCAATAATATCGATGAACTTTGTTCCCTTTTGAATCTCTATCCGACATCGCAGAATATCTCTGCCCACAGCACCCACACCAAAGCAGACCACCGAGCAGAGTTGTGTGCTTATAAGGAGATTGCGGTTGAATGACATTCTTTGCCGTTCTCCTTTGAATCTCTTTCTGAACGGCAGACCACAATTCTTCGGAAACAATCTTCGGGCAGTTTTCAACCTCGAATTCCTCGCCATGCCATCTTTGTAGACCGATGTAGAGCGGTTGAGTTAACAGCTTTTTAACCTTTTCGGCAGACCATTTGCACTTGCGAAATTTGATTTGATTGTTAAGCCAAACGGCAAGCGAGGATGCGGTTGCTCCGGAGGCATATTCTTCAAACAGATTACGAATTATCATCGATTCGTATTCATCAATGTGAAGTTCTCCATCTGAATAAGTGAATCCTATCGGAATGTGACCACTTCCACGATATTTTCCAGATCTGATTCGTGCGTTCTTGCCGATGTTCATTCGCTCTTTGATGGTTTCTCGTTCAAGCTGTGCGAAGACAGATAGAATGCCTATCATTGCCATGCCGAACGGAGTGGATGTATCAAGGCTTTCCGTCATAGAAACGAAATCGACATCGTTCTTCAAAAACACATCTTCGATTAAATGCAATGTATCTTTTTGCGAACGGCTCAATCGGTCAAGCTTGTATACAACGATTTTGTCAATCTTCTTCTGCTCTGCATCCATTATCACCGATTGAATCCCTGGACGATTCAGCGAAGCACCGGAGAAACCTCCGTCAAGATAACATTGATTTATTAACCATCCTTGCGCCTCTGCAAATTTCCGAAGCCGATTCTCTTGTTCTCCGATGGAATAACCGGATTCAGCTTGTTCCGTTGTGCTGACTCTGCAATAGATATCACAAATTATCTTCAATTCTTCACCTCATTCCGGTTGAATATGAGTTAAGTCCTTCAAATGCTGCCTTTTGAGCATTCTCGAAGCCTTCCAAGAATAAATCGATGTCAGGCATAACATAATCGTTTTTGATAATTTCGCCTCGTTCAGAGGCTAATCTCCAAAAGGTTAAAACCATCGATGCAATTGCGACTCGATATTCCAAAGGCAGATGGTTTATCATGGTGAATTCTTGCATCTGCGGTTCGATGTTTGAGCCGTGATGACCAAGGACGAGAAAATCCCATTCTCGCACAGTTTGCTCCGATGCGGTATGAGAGAAATAATGCGCAGCTGCGTTACGAAGCGAATCAATGTCCGAGCCTGGGTTCAAACCATTGTATGTGGATGGGTATACGATGTTCAAAACCGGACGAAGCGCATCCTCCTTCAGCTGACGGAAAATCCACAAGAACTCCGGTACCGTTGGAGCGGTTTCGCCTTCTTCCCATCTGCTCCAGGTCTTTCCGTCCATATATAGATAATCTGCCATCTTCGCCTTTGACAATCCTCGTTTTATCCGTAAATCCTTTAAAATTTGACCGATTCCCTTTTGCAGTTGCTCATATTCTGTCATTGTGTTGCTCCTCGTCATTATTTCCGAAATTAGTCTAATTATATTGGCAGAAATTCCGTTGCTAAAATCGATTATTTCCGTATGATTAAGGCATCTTTTTTGTGGGAGTCCGAATATGGAAAATTTGTCCGACATTGAACTCGATGCCTTGCTAAAAATAGCCGATTCCGTAACCGCTCAAACAAGCAGAGAAGACCTCGCAAGAATTGCCCTGGCATTACTCGAAGCATTACAAAAGCAAAGTGCTGATTAACCGCTCTTCGGAGCGGTTTTTTATTTGCGCAGTTTTCTCGATGCGATTCCGATGAATTCAACCAGCTCGTCCGGAGTTGCCTCTTCTTGAATCCACCGCATTGCGATTAGCTTGTTATCTCTAATTAATTCTTCTTTCTCGTTTAAAAATGCAACATTTGGCTTTCCTCGTTCGCAATCGTATCCCATGAGCCAGATCTCCGATACATCGAAAATTTGAGCAAACATAAATATTTTGTCCTGGTCTGGCTCAAACTTTCCGGACAAATATTGCGACATCGAACTCTTGCTGAATTTGATTCCAAATTTTTGACATATAGGTTGCGCAGCATTTACAACATCGATTTGCCTCATGTTGCGCTCTTCCATAAGCAACCGGAGTCTTTCGGCTGAATTGCTGATTTTATTGTTCATTTGCTTAACCTCCTTCATCAAAAAGTTAATATAGCAAATCGGCTTATTAATTTCAAGTAAGCAGAAAAAAAGTATCATTGTCCAGTAATTAAACCTTGACAAATAAAAAAATTGTGTTATTATACTTATAGAGTTCAGTGCTGAACTCAAGGTTAAGACAACCGAACTGAATGATAAGGAGAAAGAATAATGAAGAAGTTGGTAATTGCAGAAATCATAGTAAAAGATTTCAAGCAGACTATGGTTGAAGAAGGCTTCGAGAGTTTTAAGGAAATGTCCAAGTGCTATATGTGGAGCAAATCCGATATCGTTGGCGAAATGAGCGCAATCCTCACAAGTGCAAAAGTCGATGCAATGTACGATAACGGAGATTTTGAATGCGATGAAGGCACAGTTTCCTACAAAGAAATGATGAGCATTGTCCGTAAGGCAATATGATAATTGAGAGGAGAAAGAAAATGAAAGAATTCAAAATGAGCATTATCAATGACATGAAGGCACTTGCAACGGAACTTAATGGCTTCTCCCTTTTGCAAGTCGCACAAGCTAACGGAATCAACCACATCAAGACAGCTGATGTATATGACATCATCAACGGATTTAAAAAGGTCTGCCCAGAGTACAAGCCTTACAGATTGGCTGATGAGAAGAATGGTTCGCTGTTCACAACCTTGTTTTTCTCATGCAACGAAAGCCTTCCGTACGGATATAACAAGTGAAGGAGGCTCAAATGTTTACAATTGCATTTTTTGGATTAGCATTTTATTTTCTTTGCTTATCCGTTTAAGGTACACAGAGCAAGCCGGAAACGGCTTAATGTGGCAGATGGAGTTGCAAGCCTCCACACCACCTCTTTAAGAAAGGAGTAACGATAATGGAGTATGTTTGGTATTACGGCAAACTGATAGGAAGAATCGCAGAGATTTTCGGCACTCGCAGAGCATTCGCAGCTGCGATGCAGAGCACCGAGAAAACCTTGAAGTCAAAGCTGTCTAATCGCATTCCCTGGAGGCAAGACGAGATTGCTCTCGCTTGCGAATTGCTCGAATTGTCATATGACGATATTCCGGCTTATTTTTTCGTGAAGAAAGTTCAATAACACAACTTTAGGAGGAGCAATGGTTATTGTACGAAACATCGACCGAAACGGAAACGAGGTCGATTTGAGCAAGATTACGATTCGCCTTTCAGATTTTCCCATCGTTCAAATGGAGGCAAATCGCATCGCAGAAATGATTTCTATTAAGGAGGAAACCGCATGAAGAAAGATATAGAAAAAATCCCATTCGCTAACCACGAAGAGTGGTTGTCCATCAGAAGCAATTATATCGGAGGTTCAGATGCCGGAACTTGCGTGGGTCTGAACGATTACAATTCAGCATTCAAACTGTGGGCAGAGAAAACCGGAAAGGTTGAGCCTTTCCAGGGCAACACCACCACCGAAGTCGGCTCTTATCTCGAAGAGTTCGTTGCTCAACAGTTCGTTAAGCAGACTGGAAAGAAGGTCAAGAAAAGCAATTTCACCTATGTCAATAAGAGATTTCCTTGGGCTTGCGCCAATGTTGATAGGTTGGTTGTCGGAGAGGATGCAATTCTCGAAATCAAAACCACAACGAATCCGAAGTACATCAAGGTGATTGAAGAAGGTCACATCGTTCCGGCTTGGTGGGCGCAAATTGTTCATTATATGACAGTTCTCGAAAAGCCGAAAGCATATCTCGCAGTTCTGCTTGATTGCAGAGAAGTCAAGGTTATGGAGTTCGATTTCGATGAAGCAGAGAGTCTGGCTCTTATGGATGCAGAACTCGCCTTCGCTGAATGCGTTAAAACCGATACTCCTCCGAATGTGGATGCATCAAAGCACACATCGAACACATTGAGTGCGATTTATCCCATCAGCGCAGACGAAACCACAGCTGACCTCGCATCATTGGAAGATGTGCTTGAGGAATACGATGCGCTGACGAAGCAGATTGACGAACTCGAAGCCGAAAAGGATTTGCGAGTCAATCAAATCAAGGAATTTATGAAGGATTCGGAAAAGGGAGAATCCTTCGGATATAAGGTTTCTTGGAAGACATCAACATCCGAGAGATTCGATACAAAGAAATTTAAAGAGGCGAACAAAGACCTCGACCTCTCAAATTATATGAAAACCACCACAAGCCGAACATTCAGAGTCAAGGCTAAATGAAAGGAGAATTGATATATGGCAAGCATGATACAGAAGTCGGTTGAGGCTAATAAGCCGGAAGTGAAAGCGAATCAGAGCATCAACACGATGCTGAACGGACTCCTCGATGGAGAAGGAATGAGAAAGAGATTCAACGAGGTTCTTGGCGAACGCACACCGCAGTTCCTCTCTTCTCTCGTTTCGATGATTAACGGAGATGTGAATCTTCAAGAAGCATTTCGCTCCTCTCCTTTATCCGTCATTCAGAGCGCATTAAAAGCTGCGACATTCGATTTACCGATTGAGCCAAGCCTTGGGTATGCCTACATCGTTCCGTTTGGTAAATGCGATAAAAACACTGGAAAAACAACCAAGGAGGCAACCTTTATCATCGGTTACAAGGGGATGATTCAGCTGTGCTTGAGAACTGGTCAGTATTCAAGAATTCCTGATGCGGTTGATGTTAGAGCTGGCGAGTTAATCAGTTATGACAGATTGACCGGAGATGCTGTTTTCGATTGGATTGAAAGCGAAGATGAACGAGAGAGGTTGCCAATCATCGGATATGCAGGATATTTCCGACTCAAGAATGGCGCAGAAAAGACCATATATATGAGCAAAGCGCAGATTGAAGCACACGAAAAGAAAAACCGAAAAGGTCAGTATATGGGTCGAGGTTGGAAAGACGATTTCGACTCTATGGCAAGGAAAACTATTATTCGCAAGCTTGTCGGAAAGTATGGCTTGATGTCGATTCAGTATCAAACAGATTCATCAGCAATCAATTTCACCGAGGCTCTGAAGGACGATTTCGTTGACGAGGACATCATTGTCGAAGCTTCGACCGGAGAAGTAATTGAGGAGGTTGCTGCGCAGACGGCAGAGCAGAAATGAGCGAGTACAAGTTCGTAGTTCCAGGAAGGCTTGTTGGACTCAACGAGTACACCAAAGCGAACAGATCTGGTTGGAAACAAGGAAATCGAGAAAAGCGAAATGCTCAAGAAATAGTCGGATGTAACATAAGGCAACAGCTTCATCGAGTTCAAATCACGAATCCGGTTTTTGTGAACTTCAAGTTCACAGAGCCGAACAAAAAGCGAGACCACGATAATGTTGCTTCGTTCGCCACAAAGGTAGTCTTCGATGCGCTCGTTCAATGTGGAGTGCTGAAAGACGATGGATGGGATGAGGTGCTTGGCTATTCCGTTGAGTTCGAAGAAGACAAAGAAAATCCCCACATAGAAATAACAATCAAGGAGGTCATAGATGAACAAAGCGAGTCAGCGAATGCGAATCATTGAATATATGAGAAATCACAATGGACATATCACCACCGCAGAATGTTGCGATTATCTCCGAATTATGTCAGCGACAAAGCGAATTTCCGAACTGCGCCAAGCTGGATGGAACATCAGCGCAGAGGTGATTCGGTACCGTAATGCAGATGGATTTCCGATTCACTACAACCTATACACATTGGAGGAGTCAAATGGCTGAAAGAAGAATGTTTGCGAAGACGATAATCGACTCCGATGCGTTTCTTGAATTGCCAATAACCGCTCAATTGTTGTATTTCCACCTTGCTATAAGAGCAGATGACGATGGTTTCATAAATAAGCCAAGAGCAATTATGAGCATGATAGGCGCAAAAAATGAAGATATGCAAACCTTGATAAAAAACAAGTTTGTCATTCTTTTCGATGATTCAGGAATAGTGGTAATCAAGCATTGGAGGATTCACAACTATATCCAAAAAGACCGATACAAAGAAACCAAGTACAAATTTGAAAAAGCAAGTTTGTATATAGACGAAAATCAAGCCTATTCGCAGAACTCTCAAGTCGAGTATACAAAATGTATACAGAATGTATACGGAATGGATACACAGGATAGGTTAGGTAAGGATAGGTTAGGTAAGGATAGTATAGGAGAGGAAAGGATAGACCAGAATAGGTCAATCTATGAATCTAATGATGCACCGATTGATTCCGATTTGGAAGAAAAAAGGCAATCAGCATATGAGGCTTTGAGAAGCGCCGGAATTAATGTTTAAAGGAGAATCAAATGTTAAATCAAGTAGTTTTAATGGGCAGAATGGTCAAAGATGCCGAATTAAAGAAGACCGCAAATGGAACTCAAGTGAGTTCCTTTGCGGTTGCAGTTGACCGAGATTATAAAACCGAGTCCGGAGCAACGATTACAGATTTCATCGATGTGGTTGCATGGCGCAACACGGCTGAATTCGTCAGCAAGTATTTTCCGAAAGGCTCGATGATTTGCGTTTGCGGAAGATTGCAGATGAGAGATTACACCGACAAAGACGGCAACAAGCGCAGAGCATTCGAGGTTGTTGCAGACGGAGCATATTTCTGCGGTGGGAAGAACAGCAACTCCGGTACCGTAACCACAGCAACGGCAGAAATCAAGCCTTCCGATACTTGGGAAGATGTGACCGATGAGCCTCTTGGAGATTTGCCGTTCTGATGGAAGAGCAGATTTCGTTTTTTGATTCTCCGATTTTCAAAATCGGAAAGCCGATTCGCTTGATTGAGTTGTTTGCCGGAATCGGAGCGCAAGCAAAAGCCCTGGAACGGCTTGGAGTTCCATTTGTGCATCACAGAGTCATTGAGATTGATAGGTTTGCCATTGAAAGCTATAACGCTATTCACGGCACAAACTTCACCACATCAAGCATCACCGACATCCATGCCTCTGACCTTGGCATTGATGACAAGGAGCATTTTACTTACTTACTTACTTACTCTTTCCCTTGCACAGATATTTCTGTAGCCGGAAAGATGAAAGGTGCATCTTATGAGGATTGGAAAAACGGGCGGTCAACAAGGTCAGGACTCCTGTGGGAAGTTATGAGAATCCTTGAGGAGTGTATTGAGTACAATGGACAGCTTCCTGACATCCTTCAGATGGAGAATGTTCCTCAGATTCACGGCAAGAAGAACATTGATGACTTCAATAGATGGATTTCCTTCCTCTCTTCCATCGGATACTCATCCTATTGGGAAGACATGAATGCAAAAGACTTCGGAGTGGCTCAGAGCAGAAACAGAACCATCATGTTTTCGTTCCTTGGTGACTACAGCTTTGAGTTTCCAGAGCCTGTGCCTCTTCAGCGGAAGATGCTTGACTATCTTGAGGATGAGGTTGATGAAAAATACTACCTCTATTCCGACAAGGCAAAGGAGTTGATTAATAAGCTTATTGCTTCAAATCAGATTCCTCTCCTCAAAGAGAGAGAG